CAAGCATAAACCCATACCATTGGCTTGCTGTTCCAGTTGGGCCATTAGTTCCACCTTGTATGTAGTTAGGCCCAGGTGTCATTACTGTGTTAAAATCAGTATATGTTGTATGGCCTTGACCTTTGTTGTTAAATATCCTTGTAGCCACAGAAGTTGCGCCATCTAAAGCGTATCCACTTAAAGCCAAAGCATTGTTGGCTGTGCCAGCACTTGTTGCACTTGCTACTGACTGGCTTCCTATGTTTGAAGCGTCAATAACTTGGTGTCCGTTTACTTTGAATATGGCAACTCCCCCGTTTTCACTTGTCGGCGCAACTACATTTAAATTGCCATAAGCATCCATCAAAATATGCCTTGTCGCTAAACTTTCGTAGTGCCAAGTTAAAGCTGGCGGGTCTTGACTATTCAAACTGCGAAGTTCAGCCACGTTGTTTATTGTCAATCCAACAACATTTCCATTAAACGAAGCAGACGACCTTGAACCAAAAGTAGCCTTTCCAGTAAATGCCACAAGCTGTGTTGTGCTTGCGCCTCTTGTTGTAACACTTAAAAGCGTGTCAGTTTCTGTGTACGAAGTTAAATATCCAGCGTCAGCGTGGTCGCCCCAGCCATAAGCAGTGTCCCAATTAGTTTTGTTGTAACCATTGGCTGTAATCGTACCAGTAATAACAACATTGCCATTATTGTTTAGCCTAAAAAGTTCGCCAGTACCATTTTTATATATATGGAAAAAATCACCAGCTAAACCAATATCCCACCAGTTTGTAGCATCTACATCAATAGCACAACGTAGTCCAGCCCTTCCATCGTAACTCGCACTAGCAGCGTTGTCTGTTCTAAATGGTATATGTGGGTTATGCAGCATTATTAATGAACCAGTACTACCGCCATTTGAACCAATGTACGGGGCTGAAAAAGTACTACTCCAACCAGCACCATTTCCAGTACCTATAAATACACTACCCCAGCTTCCAGCAGTAGTTCCAACTTTTATTGTGCCAGTAACTTGACCGCCAGCCAAAGGTAAATGCCCAACTTGACTATAAGTATATGCTGTGTCCCAGTTTGTGTTGTTGTAACCACTTGCGGACAAAGTTCCAGCAATAGTTAAATTGCCATCACTCAAAGACATTTTTTCAACAGCCCTTTGGTACCACTTAAATCCAATGTCTGCATTAGACCATATATGCCCGCTTTCAATACCAAGCGCATAAAAAAATACATCACTACTATCCCACAGCTTTATTCTTGTGCCAGCAGTATGGTCTGAAGTAGAAGGGGGAGCGGCATTTGTATTGTTTCTGGTATTATCTATAATTCCATCAACATCTAAATTACCAGTAATTGTTCCACCAGTCAAAGGCAAATGCCCCACTTGGCTGTAAGTGTACGCTGTGTTCCACTGAGTAGAAGTTCCACCCCCAGCATATAAAACGTGCGGGTTTGTTCCATCCCTATATACAAGCGTATCGTAACTTGAATTGTTTGGTGAAAGCACAAAAGCCGAACCTCTTAAATATGTGGTGTCACTATAAAGTTCTGTTGTTTTTACAAGGCCAACTTGTTCCTCCCAATTTGGTTTGTTAGACGCAGTTAATTCTGTGGTTTTTATTAGTGTTCCAGTTGGCGTGTCTGCTGTTGCAAGTCCATACCAAGAAAAACCATCGTATTCAACGTAAACTTGTGGCCTTGCGTAGTCAGTGCAAACAATCCAAACATCATCCTCACCATTTTCCCTTGCGTATATTTCAATAAAAACTTGTTGGCTTGCAACAATATCACCATCTAATCTCCATCTTAAATTTTTGCCGCTGTTTCTTCTTTGGTAAATTATCTGTTGCTTTGTTTGGTCGTTGTCACCATAATCATAAGCCCTATTAATTGTAATATGGAAAAACTGGTCAGTTTGACTACCAGTCATCAACAAATACCTTTGCGTGCCAAGACCGCTATTTACACTATATGTATTTGTTTTGAAGTTTCCAGTATTTGCAATTACATATCGGTCATCAAAATTTATTTCAAGGGTGCTGTCGTCTTGGCGTGTTAAAACTAAATCACCAGTATTTGAATCAAAATAACCGCTGTTTATTTTGTCATCGTATGCAGTATCCCAATTTGTTTTGTTGTAACCAACAGCACTAAGCGTTCCACTTGCTGTGAAGTTTCCGCTGTTGTCAATGACAATCATATTATTTGTCGCAGTGTTGTCGTCATTTAGGTTCTTTATGTAAATAGCACCACCAATTAGTGAAATTTCTTTATCTAAATTGGTAGTGTCATTTTCTTTTAGCCTAATCTTTGGTTCTGCATTTGAAATATAAAAATCACCAGTTAGCGTGCCGCCAGTTAAAGGCAAGTGACCAATCTGGCTGTACGAATAAGCGGAATCCCAGTTGGTTTTGTTGTAGCCAGTTATGGTTGTTGAGCCACTAAAGAAATTACCCACCTCTGTTTCGGTGTAGTATATGTCATCGTGGTTGTGGTTGGTTGTAGTGGTAATTGTAATGTTTCCGCTACCATCAAAATCAGCGTTGCCAGTTACGCTGCCATCAAGTGCTATGTTTCTGGCGGTTGATAGTGCATCAGCTGTGTCAGCGTTTCCAGTTACATCACCAGTTAAATCGCCAATAAATCTGGTTGCATTTACGTTTTTGTTAAAAGTGAAATCATCAGTGGCTGACAAATAGGTTAGCGTTGCACTTGCCCCAGCAATTGTAATGCCAGCACCATTTGCATCACCAGCAGTAGCTGCATCTTTTGCAAGCGTTATGTTTTTATCGCTTACGCTTATCGTGGTTGAATTAATTGTAGTGGTTGTGCCATCTACTCGTAAATCGCCTAGAATCTGCACTAGTCCAGTTTCGTCACCATGGGCAGCTGGGTCAATTACAAATGTGGCTGGCCCTCTTAAATAGCCGCTTAATGTTACGTTGGCAGCAGACAAGTCACCAATATACTTGCTGTTTACCCATCTGTTTGTCTTGTAAACCAACAAGTCGTTTTCTGCAACACTTGAAATGTTTACATCGTGGGCTGTTCCTAAATAGTGTCCTATGCTAGAACGAACAAATAAAGTACCATTGTTTACGTGGCTGTTTATTACTATAGCAACCTCTAAGTCTAAATTAGGCGCTACTGGTCTTGTGGTTACAAATGCGCCAGCAGTAGTTGCGCTAACCCAAAGCGTTTGACCCTCTGAATATGCCGCTGTATTTAATCCTCTAATTTTACCAAATGTAGTTACCTTACCATCGTCACCATTTGCAATAGTTTCTGTTGTAACACCTATAAAGTATTTTGCTTGAATAGAACCATCAGCAATCATTGGAGCAATAGTAAGTCTACCACTAGCGCCAAGAGTACCTGTTACATAAACCGGTGTACCATCTGGAATGGTAGCACCGGTTTGATTCTTACAATGAATTTGAACCTCTTGTCCAAGTTGCAAGGTAGACCCATTCTGAATCAAATCTACTGTCTCCTCATCTTCGTTCCAAGACATAGTGCCTTGTGTGCCAGTTCCTCCAGTAAGCTGAAGAATAGGCGTATTTACACGTTCACCAACAACTAAAGTACCTGAAATGTTAACGTCTCCTGAATTGTTTATTGATATTCCAGAATCGTTACCTAAGCCATCTGTTATAAGCTTGAAAGCCCCAGTCAACTGGTCGTTGTCTGAGAGCTTCAAAAGTGAGTCGTAAGTAGAACTAACTGTTTTGGATGTAAGGGTAATGCCCATATTATTTCTTTTCAGGTTGATTTTTAGCGTGTCCTTCCTTCTCGATTTTGCGTAAGAATGCCTCGAGTTTCAGGACATTGTCCTCTTTTGGTTTATACATATTTACAGGTCGTTCAATCATAGAACCCAAGACGAAAATCCGTATGTTTGGTCAGGATACATCTCGCCATTGGTAGATTGATTGTACTCAGGATAATCTTGGCTATTGTAACCCATAAAATCTTGAAACCTTCTCGTATAAAAATCAGCAGTTTGATTAACTCTGTTGGTCATATCTTTGATGTCTTCAGAAGAAGCAACATCTGAGTTCTCACTTCTGTGCTTAAATACACCTCCATTGCTTATTTGGAAGGCCGCAAACGGAAGATAAGCGGCCTGGGTGTACCAAACTAGCATTGGCTTGATATAAGTGTCTAAAAGCGTCTTATATTTAGCGTTGCCAACTAAGTCAATGTCTCCTGAGATAATCAAGTCCTGTAGCTTATCGTAAAGCTTGCCTCCAAGGTAATTTTGGATGTGTGTATCCTGTGCGACCTCAACAAATTGAATCAGCTTGTCACCATCAACGTTTCCGCTGATGATTGACTTGCGCTTTAGGTCTTGTAACGTAATGAATAGGGCCTTCATATCTTAATTATTTGCTTTTTTTGTATGCGCCTTTGTTTGGCATATCTACTGGTCTAACTCCAACCTCTTTAGGGTTAGTTGGCTCAACAAAACCATCTGCTTTGGCTTCAGAAGCGTCTACAATAGCGTTTTTACCAACTTTTTTCTTATACACAAGTCTTTCCCACAAGTGGTGGCAGTTTTTGCCTCCTTTGAACTTAAATAGGCTGTAGTTTTGTCCTTTGTGGCCTAATTCAGCGTTTACTCCTCTAAACGACATCATTGAGATGTCTTCTTTGCGGAACACAACCTCTTTTGAGGTCAACGCTTCCATATTTTTGCAGAATTTTCTGCTTTTCTCGCTGTTTCTAACAGGAGAATAAGCATATCTGACCTTGTATCCGGCATTGTCTTGAGAAGAATCCTTGTCTGGGTTAGCATCCTTAGAAGAAACAGCTAGTTGAGTCAAGTCGAACTCCTCATTATCATCTGTAACAATCTCTCTGTGGATTAATTCCCAGTCACCACTGATTACTTCGCCTAATTCCTCTAATTGTGCGTATAAATCGTCTCCTTGCTCATCAGAGAAGTCTTCGACGGAGCAAAGTTCCTCCTTGTGGGAGGATAACTTTTCTCCGGTCTCTTCTTCCTTGCGAACCTTAGTCGTTACGTTGTCAAGTTCAGTAAACTCGATTGGTTGTAGTGTGATGAAGTATAGGTTCAAATAAATACCGTTGAAGTTCAGTATTTCAGTGAATCCATCAATTAATTGCTGTTGGAATGGTCTAATAACGTAGTTATCCATAAGCACAGATGCTGTTCTAAGCTCCTCTGCGTTGTTTCCAAAGCCTGTGTTGTCTTTAATACCTAAAAGAATTGGAGAAACAATACCGTGGCCAAGCATAATCTTCTCTCTAGCCTCATCAGCCAAGAATTGATATTGTGCGTGTGCGTCAGGCAAGTGAATTGGCTGTAAGTCAGCCTGTGTCTCAGCAGACTCGTTAAACGTCAAGATGAACTTACCAGCATTAGAAGAACCGCTAAACTTATCGTAGATTTTGTTCTCGATTAATTGTTGAGTCTCTTCGTCCGGAACACCATTGTTGAAGTTAATCAAAAGCGATGGCTGAAGCCCATTGCGGATATTGTTTATGTGGTAGTTAGAAACCTCCTCTTCAAGATTACAATACTGCAAACAAGCGTTGTAGTCTACCGGGGCATAATAATAGAATCCCGCTCTGTATGGTTTGAACACATAAAGTTCAATGTATTCGCTTTTAGAACCATTACCAAAGGTAGGGATGCGCATAGGTTTGTCAGATGGTTTAATCTCGCTCCACTTTGGGTGATAGTAGTAAGCTAAAACTTTGCCATCCTGTGCCTTCTCAGAACGCAACGTTTCCATTGGCCAATGAAGAACTTTAACCACTTTAGTCTTCTGTTTGTTGTAAACAACCTGAACAGCAGCCTGACCAAGCATCTTATAGTCAGAAGCAACGAGCTTGACCTCCCTGTCTTTCAATAGCATCTTCATCTGTGCGTACATACCAGGATTCATATCGCTGTCTGTAGCATCAAGACCCCTACCGAAAATCATATCAGATATACCATTAACGCAACGAGAGTTCGTTGGGCTGCCCATATAGGCATCTATAATGTTCTGGAAGTAGTCATTGCCATCTCCGTCGTCATATAACACCCATTCTTTTCCGTGTACTTCCCTTGCCTGTGGCGTTTGGAAGCTGGATAAGTTTACGATTCTTGTTGAACCTTGCTTTGGCGCTTGCTTTACAAGATTTATTGTTCTTCTTTGGTTATTTTTCATCTTATTCCAATACTATGTACTCGTTATCACTTGACCCCTGAAACTGCTCATATAGGTCTGTATTTAGCGTATGAATAGCCTCATCGTTAGTTTGTGATGAACAATACGCTTTGTCTCTGAACAACAAACCGCCTTCGCTGTTCTTAAAGACAAGCGAATAGGTTTGTTCTGCTTTTAATATCGTAGATGCGAATGATAAAACAACAAAGTTCTCATTTGCACTTAGTGAACCATTAATCGGCCCAATCTCTTCAGATTTACCTGTTCCGTCTTCAGTAATCACAATATCAATGCCAGTGAGACTGCTATAGTCCCTTGGAATGATATTTATCGTTTGCGAGTTACTTGTTGGCAATAATCTTATCATAGTATGATAACTGAATGTTGTTGTTTTTGTTTTATAAATAAGAAAGGCCCCATATAGGGGCCTTGTCTATTTGTAACAATTTGCGTGTTATGCGCCAGTTGTAACTGTAGTAACTCCAGCAGTAGACAATGATACAGTTAGGTAGTTAGCAGGAACTTTCTCCATACCAGTCAAGGTGATGGTGAATCCGCTAAGGTCTCCCATAGCTCCTCCAGTAACAATAGTTCCTCCAGTAACATCCATTCCGTACTCAAGTCCAGCAACGAAGATGTTTCCGTTGTTGTCCTCAACTAAAACGTGAGGTCTTGAGTAAGAAAGCAACTTGATTTCTTTCAAGTCAGCAGGAGTGATTCCTTTAAGGGTAAGTTCAAGAACTTGCTCCCAGAAAGTTGTTCCGTTGTCGCGGCTTGAGTTCGTGTTTTGTGTGAACGTAGAAGCTGTGCTTCTAATCTCGTATCTGTAAGCGGTAAGCCCAGAACCAAGAACATCAATACCGTCAGTGTGTGTAGTATCATATTCTACGCTTAAATCACCATTATTGATGAAGTAAACATATTTAATACCACCAACGCTATCTTTGCAAGGCTCAAGTCTACCAAGTGATAAATTATCGCAGGCCATAGTTATGTTTTTTTGTTTGGTTAAATAAAAAAAGGGCAGGTAGGCTTTAAGGCTTACCTACCCTTTCTCAAAGATTAATTAAAATTATGCTCCAGGAGTGTAAAGAACGATGTCAGAACCGATTCCGTACTGTACTCCAGCAGTCATTCTCATTACAACGCGAACGTTTTGAGAACCGTCGATGTCAGCCATATCAATAACTTTCACTTCGTTGTGGTCAGATAGAAGGCCAGTACCGAAGAACAAGTTAGATTTTTGAGCGCCTACCATATAAGAAGATGTCAATCCGTTAGCAACGAACAAAGGAATACCTTCGAAGTTCAATCCAGTAACACCATCGTGGTATAGGTTAGCATAACCCAAAGCAGCTTGAGCAGCGATGTAAGCTTTCTTAACATTCAAAGGAATGTAGATAGCGAAATCTTCAGCACCATAAACTGCATCTGGAATAGCGTCACGCAATTTACCAAGTTAAGCGATTACGTTAGCAGCAGTGATTCCACCTGAAGCAGGAGAAGCAACATCAACTACATCAGAGTCAGCAGTCATCAAAGCGATGAAACCAGCGAACTCACCAGCGTTAGCGTTAACACCAGCCCAAATGTTTTGCTCGTTTTTCTGAGCAACTTTAGCAGCAACGTGAGAAATCAAGAAGTCAGCGAAAGAAGGAGGTAAGCTATCGAATGCAGAATATCCCATTTGTACAGCTTCCCAATCAGAGCGGAAATCTTTTTTGCAAAGTTGCAAGTTAACTTGGAACTCCTCTGGTTGAAGGATTCTCTCAGTTAAAGTAACAGTTGAAGTAGCATCGAAGTCACAGGTAGCGTTCTTCAAGATGTCGTTTGTAGCGATTTTCTTGATAACTTCTTTGAACTTGATGTTCGGTTTTACTTCAACACCACCGTTCTCGATGGTTGAAGCAGACAAAAGAGCTGCGGAGATGTATTTCCCAGCAAATTCACCTGCATAAGTAGTGGTAATAGAGGTTGTAGTAGCCATTTTTGTTTATTTTATTTGTTTGCGATTTTTGATAATACTAGGTCAAAGGTTGTTTTTGCTCTCTTTTGTGAGTAAAGATTTAATTGTCTTGACTCAACATTAGCTTCTGGAGAATGAGTCAAAGGAGCAACTTCTTCTTGAGAAGATAATTCTTCCTTAGAAAGTTCCTCTTCTGCTAACTCAGCAGGAGCGTCCATCGGTTCTTCAGCGCTCATAGCGCCAGAGATTTGCTCAATCATCGCTTTTAAAGCAGCGATTTCTTTCGCAAGGTCTTCTTTAGTTGCATATTTATCTTCTGATTCAACAGCATCTTCAGAAACGTCCTCTGGGGCCATTTCATCTTCT